GGCCAGGCCTCCGAAGGCATCAGGCCGACGGCGCTGCGCGCGGAGGCCAAGGCAAAGAGCGGGGCGCGGCGCAAGCGAATGCTGATCCTGCCGCATGAGGGTGAGGCCAGCTCCGGCCGGCTGAAAAAGCGGGCGGCGTGGGAAGCCAAGCGGGCGGCCGGCAAGGCAACCTCGTGCATGATCACCGTGCCGGGCTTTCGAGACGGCGCGGGCCGATTGTGGACGCGCAACTTCCTCGTCGAGGTCGTCGACGACTGGATCGGCGTTAATCAGGACATGGTGATCGCGTCGCTGTCGTTCGATCAGGGCAGCGACGGCGGAACAACGGCGACCCTGTCGCTCAAAGACCCGCGTGCGCTCGGCGGGGAAAACCCGCGCGGCTCCTCGGCGGATGCCTGGGCGGCGCCGTCGGGCATCGAAAGCGAATACCGGGAAGAGGAATGATGTTCGACAGCCATCTGACGCGACTTGAACTGGATGGCACTGTCGACCACCGCGACGGTCAGCAGTTCATCAACGGCAAGGGTTTTGCCGGCGACCGGTTTGAGAGGGTGCACCGGATCGAACCGCATGGCTTCGCCAGCCATCCCGTCAAGGGCGGCATAGGCGTTGCCATGTCGGCGCGCGGCAGGCGCGAATCCGCCTATCTGTTCGGCGGCGAAAACCCCGGCCTGCGTCCGGACGTAGCCCTTGGTGGTACGGCGATCTACGACCACACCGGTAACATCGTATCGGTGGTGCAGGCTCAATTGCGGATTGTCCATGCGACGGTCATCCACTTGGTGGCACCGGAGATCATTCTCGAAGGCAGCGTGAAGCTTGGCGGACCAGGTGCCAGCCGACCGGTCGCCGTCGAAGGCACGGTCGACAGTGCCGGCCATGTGGCCTCGTCCAATTTTGCCAACGCGGTGACGACGACATGAGGATTGTTCCGCTTGTTGAGGGAAGCGCACCGCTGCTCGACCCCGATCTCGCCTGGAACGGAATTGCGGGCGATCTTGTGCTGACCGCATTGACCGATCCGGTCAACCCTGGCGGCCTGAAATCGGGCGAGGCTTTGAAGACCGCTGTCCTGATCTGCCTGATGACCGATTGCCGCGTCGAGCAGACCGAACTGCGCGACGGTGATGTCAATCGCGGCTGGCCCGGTGACGCCTTCGACCTGATGCCCGGCGAGACGCCGCTTGGGTCGAAGCTCTGGCTGCTCCGCCGTTCGGCTTTGCGGCCGGGAATAGAGACCTTGGCTGAAGACTATGCGCTGCAGGCGCTGCAGCCGCTGATCGATCAGGGAGCCTTCGTGCGCTTCGACGTGCAGGCAAGCGCGGACCCTGCGCGCAACCGGCTCGACCTGACCGTCGACGGGTTCGGCCGAGACGGGGTGAGCCGCTTTCATGAGAAATTCGCCGTGCTTTGGGATGGTGTTCAATGATCTTTTCGATCCGCTCGCTAGACGAGATTTCGAAAACCGTGCGCGGTGCGTTCCGGCAGTATCTGCCTGGAACCGACGCCAGCCTCAAAGGTAACGTGCTCTATGTCATCGCCAAGGTGATGACGCTGCTTGCGCGCGAATATGAGTTGCGGCTCGACTGGATCTTCCGCCAGCTATTCCTGACGACGGCGACCGGCGAGGCCATGGTGCGCATGCACGCCGCAGAGTATGGCCTGCGGCTCAAGCCGGGTGCTGGAGCGGCGGGAACCGTGCTCGGCATCGGCGCGGCAAGCGCCGTCTATCCCGCAGGCGTTCGCTTCGTTTCGGCTGGCATCAGCTATGTGACGACGGCCTCGTTTCAGGCCGATGCGCTTGGCCGGTATGCCGCTTCGGTGGCTGCGGAGACGATCGGGACAGTAACGAACCGCGAGGCTGACGCCGTCCTGCTGCTAGCCGACGCCACGCTCTACCCGACGCTTGGACAAGAGGCTTCGGTCGGCCCCGATGGGCTTGGCGGCGGCGCCGACATCGAGACCGTGGAGGCGCTGCGGGCGCGGGCGCTGCTGCGGAAGCGGACGCCACCGCAAGGCGGCGCCCTGCCCGACTATGAGCGTTGGGCACTCGAAGTGCCGGGCGTGGTCAAAGCCTGGGCAGAGCAGTTCGCCACCGGTTTCGGGACGATCGGCGTATGGGTGCTTTTTGCCGGCCGGCCTCACGGCATCCCGACCGAGGCGGATCTCGCCGCGGTGCAGGCATATGTCGACGAGTTGCGCTTGGTGAGGGCGACTTTCGTAGCCGCTGCCCCGGTGCCCGTCCCTGTCGACCTGTCGATCCGCCTTGCGCCAGACACGGCGGCACAGCGCGCCGCAGTGACCGCCGTGATGCAGAATTTCTTCGATGCAACGGGCCGCGATACCCGGCTTAAGCCGGGGTTGCCCGACAGTCCTTTCACCCTGCCGCTGGCGTGGATCTCGGAAGCGATCTCGACCACGACAGGCGAAGAAAGTCACAGGCTGGTCGAGCCGGCCGGCGACCCCGTGCTTCAACCGGGCGAATTGCCGGTGCTCGGCACCATCACCTGGCTTTAGGGGCGCGCACCTATGTCCCGCTGGTTCGTCAATGACGCCTGGACGACTTTCTATGCCGCCGACCATGGCCCCGTAAGGCTTGTCGATTGCCGCCTGGTCGATGACGTTCTCGATCTCGATACGCGCGACGCCTTGTCTGACCCGAGCGTGGCTGCGCTGCTACCGGCCGGACTTGCGCTCTGGCCACGCGGCGCGGCCTGGGGCTCGCCGGACGGGGTTGCCGTTCCCGAAGGAAGCGTGATTGCCCGGTTCACCTCCGCCTTGCTGTCGGGCTTCGCCGACCTCTACCGAGCGGCGTGGCGACTGACACTCGAATCGCGCTCGGCAACCGTGGTCGAGAGCCTTGCCGAATGGGAGGAAGAATTCGGCCTGCCCGATCCCTGCGCCACGGAAGCCCAGAGCGAAGAGCAAAGGCGGGCCAATCTGCGCGCGCGGGTGGCGCAACTTGCGACGATCACTCCTGGCGACGTGGTCAGGCTCTCGGCACGGCTGGGTTTCGTCGTGGCGCTGGAGGAGCCATCGGCGTTTTGTGCCGGGGTGTCCGAATGCGGAGGGATCGACGAGCCTTCCGACACCGCGCTCGAGCAGCAGTTCGTCCTTCACATCTTCGATGCGCCGTTCGCGCAATTCGAAGTTGGCATCCACGAGGCTGGTGTTGATCGTCTGCTCGACTTCGATCACGGCATTCTGGCCTGTGCCATCCATAGGATCTCGCCGGCTTGGACCTACCCCGTGTTTTCGATCGCGCCGTTGCCGGCTGCCACGATGCTCGTGACCGAGGACGGCAAGTTCATCGTCACTGAAACGGGCGCACGTCTGATCGCCCCGACCTTCGCCTGATATCAACGGAGACATCCAATGAAGTACATCGCACCGCCCGGCGGGGATCCTGGCGCGCCTTATGTGGATGGCAACCGCAGCGCCGGCGTCAGAGGCTCTGTCGTGCCTGCCAAGGCCGTCGAGCATCCGCAGCGCGAGTTGCATCATCTGATCGACTACGCCGGCCTGACGCCGTCTGATGGCGATCAGGAGCAGGTGCGCAAAGCGATCGAGGCGCTGATTTCGGCCGCGACGGGCGGCGGCGAAACCTCGCAGTTCCTGCTGGTTTCGCAGGCCCGCGCGCGCCTGCCGATTTTCCCCGAGGTCTTGAGCGCCGACGGCCGCATCAATGTGTCGAGCCCGTCGGCGGGGACGATCCTCGTGCCTCCGGCGGTCAACTTCATGCACCGGGGAATTTTTCCGGTAGCCACCAGCGATTACAGCGAGCCCAACAGGACCTTCGCTACGGCCGCAAGCAAGACCTACCACCTCAGATGGGACCCGACGAATGGCTTCCGGCTGCGCGACCTTGCCGACGCCGCCTACAATCCGGGCGTCTTGCCGGAAACGTCGCCGGTGTTCGACAGCGTCTATGATGACATGCTCATAGCCAGAGTGGTCACCAGCGCGGCGAACGTGGCGACGATTTCCAATCTGGCAAACAAGAACACGATCAAGCACAACTATGCGAGGGGCACGCTCGTGTACCCCCCTGGCGACCTC